CCATGTACTCTGCCATCGTCCTCGACAGCATCTATCCAACTCTGAACCTGAGCCATGCGTTTCTGCACCATCAGGTACTTGGCAATTAAAACCGCCTCTGGAATCCCATCGACCTGAGACAAGATAGCTTCATCCACAATGGCTTGCCCTTTCTCAGTAAACTTCTCAGGCTTCCAACCAAAGTATTGTAGGTATCTGCCAATCTGCTGTCGTGAACCCAAGTTAAATTCAGGGAAGTCTACACGGCTGAACTCACCGCCAACTGACTCCCACAAATCCCCAAGAAACTTAAGCCCGACAACTGACATCGAACCGTCCTTCTTAAACTTAGGTTGTATCTCCTTTACAAACGTAGCCAAAGGTTTGAACCTGTCATGTACCTGCTCCTCAAGGTCAAACTTCTTCTCCTTCAATTCACCCAACAGTCCAAAAGCGTGTTCACAATCTAGCAACCATCCGTTGTCGATTTGGTTTTGGATGATAGCTTGTACGTTATGCTCAAGGCTAACGCATTCGCCTCTAAAATCTGCCAGTACACTTCGTAACGCCTGAAACACTTTGACATTAACAAGTACATCTTGCTTACAGTAATCCACCATAGCCTGAGAAAACTGTTCCCAATCATTATGCTCTCCTTTGGGGAAGCCTAAGCGCAACCCCCAACTTTCAAGTGAATGACCACCTTCCCTTTGTGGGTCAGCTAGTCTGGATAATACTAATGTGTCTGTGACTTTGCAACTACTAAAGTCTGTACCAAGTAGGCGTTCCAAAACTGGAATGTCATAGCCAATAATGTTATGCCCGATAACCTCGGCATCTTTGATATAGTCGTTGAAGTCCTTGAGCGTATCGCCAGAGAACACCTTAGTCTCCTGACTAGCTACCTCAGAGGCAACGATAACCCAAACCTTAGTAGGCTTCAATCCGTTAGCTTCTATATCAAACACTATCTGTTTCATTAGAACTCTGTCTCCTCATTCACAGGGCAAGTAGTTTCCTGCATACGCCCAGTCTCAGCATCGTAGTGTAGGTAACAAGCCGCCCCTGTCAACCCTACAAACCTGTTCTTAAGTACCCGAACAGTGGTTGTATTGCGTATCACTGGGTCTTTATGTTGCTGTTCACGCTCCAATCCAATCACCATATCCGATAGTTGAGCAATAGCCGCTGAACCTCTTAACTCAGCCAAGCTAATCTGTCCACCATCTTCGTGTGCCTTGCCATTGGGTCGCCTCAAGTGAGAGATTAAGAACATACCAACGCCTGTCTCCTGTACAATCTTGCGTAGGTTAGTCATAATGCTGTCAATAGCTTTACGCTCATCACCATTCGCTTGGTCGCTCACCACGATACTAAGGTGGTCGAGTATAATCCATTTACAATCCAAGCCTTTAGCCATGTAACGTATGCGTCCTAGCAAATCGTCCTCACTTGTACTGCCGAAGTGGTCGAGTAGCTGAATCCTACCTAACCCGAAAGTCTTTTCCCAATACTTCCGTTCCTCACCTTCGGCTAGTTTATCCTTCACATGGGGAATGTGGAGAAGTTTGTTAGCCTCGATTGACATAATGCCATAGGTAGTTTTTGGTACGTCCTCCTCCAACGCTAGGATTCCAATGTTATCCTCCGTAGCATTGAGTAAGTAGTGTTCCAACTCCCTTACTATCTGAGACTTACCCATGCCCGAACCGCTAGTAATTGTTACCAATTCCTTGGGGCGAAAGCCGTAAGTAAACTCATTCAAGCAAGCCCAAGGATAGGGTATAGACTTCACATCCTTCTGAGCCTTTAGTAAATCCCAAGTGTCCAAGCCAGAGACAATCCCATCGGGTCGGTACGGTTTTGCATTCCACCATTCCTTAGTGAAGGTTTTAATCTTACGTTCCTTAAGCATTTCCCCTGCGTCTTTGCCAGTTAGTACCACGTTCTTTGCCTTGTTGGGCGAGAATAAATCTAACACCGCCCTAGCACTATCTTGCCCTGCCTTGTCGCTATCGAAGCAGATGGTTATGTTTTCAAATGACTCAAGCCACTCTAGGTTAGCCTTGATGTCTTTGACTGCACCTGCCGCCCCTGAGCGTATTGACACTACAGGATATTTACCATCAAATATTTCATATACTGCAAGGGCATCAGCCTCGCCCTCAGTTATAGTTAAGTATCTACCTTCACCCTTGAATGCCTGTTGACCGAACAACCCTGCATTCTCAAAAGAACCACTTGAATAGAAGTTCTTATTCTCTACCACTCGGCACTTAGAACCTGTCTGTGTGCCTGTGTCCCTATCGTGGTAAGGGTAATGGTGCTTGACAATCTGACCAGTGGTATCGTACTCAACAGTCACGCCAAACTTGGCACACGTTGTTTGAGAGATTTTCCTGTCAGGGATTGACGCTATCACACCTTTCATTTCTAATTCCCTTGTCGGTTGTTTACGTTGAGTCTTGGCTTCAATAACTCTGCCATCAGCGTGTTCATAATGGTCGCAACCTACTGTGAAGCAGGTCGCGTGCCCATCGGAATACCTTGCCAAGTTGTCCCCAGAGCCACACGCGGGGCATGGCTCATGTTGAACAAAGTGAGAGTCATCACTCACTAGAAGTCTCCACCAGTATCTTCTGACTCAGCCAGTTCTAGCACCTTGACTTTCTGCAAGTAGGTTGACACCCCATGTACAGGGTGTTCATCACCCTCTTGATACTGAATGCGAACCTTAGAGCCTCGCGTCAAGCGACCTCGCCAATCCATGCCCTCGGCATCAAACATAGGCACATCAAACTTAGATGCAAACTTACGTTGCTTAGTGCCCTCGTAGTCGCGGAGTTTAATACCACGCTCGGCTAGTTCATCTGCCTCTGCACCTTCCAAACTGATGACCAGAGAATACTTACCTGTAGACTGACCCTGATACATTTCGTGTGCGTCCAAGTTAACGAATGCTACATTACCTTCTAATACTGCCATAACAAATTACCTCATTTTGGTTTAGTTTATTTTACGATACATCTTACTTTGGTTAATCTTTAGTTTACTTAAGTGCCTATGGAGATAGTTAATATATTCTATCCAAAGGCAATTAAGTATCCTTTAGTAATATTATAACAAAACTTTTAATTAATTACAACCCTCCCCTCTGAAATAATTACACTTTCTCCTGAATCCTCAGCCCAATTACCCTCTAGGGCTTCGTCAGATATTCTATGACACTCACCGCATAAGTCTAAGTGTAGCCCAGTGTACCTGTCAATCCTACTTAACTCACCCTCTGTCAATATGACGTTACACGCCTTGCATCTACTCATTTCCAAATACTCCTCTGTATTCTTTCTCAATCTCTTGGTTAGTGTACTGCTGATAGCGGTTATGTATAGCCTCTTTTAGTTCCTCTCTGGCTTGGAGTAGATTCATGTTCATCATATCGTACTCAGTCAGTTCGTCTATCATAACACACCTGTCAACCTCACACCAACCATCGTGTTCATAGCCTATAAGGTTCTCTTTGATTCTGCTCATTTATTCGTCCTCCAGTTCAGCGTACACTCTCCCAAAACTAATCATAAAGAAAGGTACTAGGGCAATGATACCCTCAAATGACATTGCCGATTGTGTGTTGGTAAGGCTATTAAACGCCCATACTGGTCGGCTGTCAACAAATTCCAAGTCAACCCCTACTCCGTTCCGTAACTCAATGGTGAGCAAACGCTCCCAAAAAAACCAACTAATCATCTTTATTCTCCTCTTGTCTTGCTATCAATTCATGTATGTTTAAGATTGCTGATGATAGAAAGTCGCACACTGTAGCAAGTCTCTCTACCTCTGCCTCTAATTCCTCAACCTTTTTCTCTAAGGCTATGGTTCTAATCCTACTCACTCTTTAACTCCTCACTATCGTCATAACTTTTAAAACTAGCCTTGATAAACGCCCAGTCCATCTTGTTGAATGCCACCAGTACCTTGTCTTTATCTAGGAAATTATCTATAACTCCTTTCCCTCTCTCCAAATCCTCGGCATCATCTATAATCCACTTCAACTCATACATCGTGTGCTTGTCTAGGTCTAGCCAATGTTCCTTACTCACAACTCATGCCTCTTGACGTACAAGGTCTTATTGTAAGCCCTGATTAAATGTACCAAGTCCATATCTAGTATCGACATAAACTCATCTTTAGACTCTGAGTAATGCTCTAGCAAATGACCATCACGCATATCGTAGGGCATTGCTTTCTGGTCANTAATCTCAGTTATATCTAGTAAATCTTTGACTTTCATATCAACCTCCAATCATAGGTGCTATTAAATATTTGTATGTTATCACTAAACCTATACCTAATGCAAGCCCATCTAAAAAACTCATTGTATACTTGTTCATCTTCATG